CTAGTTACTCTGTATGTAAATTCCCTGACTATCTTTATCAACTTCTAATATAGTGCGACGTTCTGCTGCTGGAATGTATTTGTAGATTGTTTTGGATGAAACATCGAGCACCAAAGCCACTTGATGCATGCTTGCGCCATTTGCAAACATGCGCCTAGCCCGTGCAACAACTTCAGTTGTCATTATCCTGCGCCGCCCTCCGACTCGGCCCTCAGCCCTAGCAACAGCAAGGCCAGCAAGCGTGCGCTCCACTATTAGCTCGCGTTCCATTTCTGCTAGTGCTGACATGACATGAAAGAAAAACCGGCCCATCGCAGTGCTAGTATCAATGCTATCGGTCAAACTGCGGAAGTGCACACCACGTTTTTTAAGCTCTTCAATCAAACCAATTAGGTGGCGAACGCTACGGCCCAACCTGTCAAGCTTCCAGACAACCAATGTATCCCCTTGCGACATGGTGCGCATTGCACGCTTCAAGCCTGGTCGGTCTGATGATTTACCGCTAATTTTATCTTCAAATATTTGTTCGCAATTTGCACTAATCAGGGCTGCTCTCTGCAACTCAGTATTTTGGTCATTTGTTGACACTCTGATATAGCCAATAAGCATGTTTTATTCCCCATTAAAAATGATTGGAGTGTGTCACTTTTATGGGAATGGCTAAAGTATCAATAGTCTCGCAAACCTTGGTTTAGGCGATGCGGCTAAAAAGAACGTTGGTACGGCTTCTGGCACTGTCGCGGCGGGAAACGACGTAAGATTTAATGAAACTACGATTATGTATCCGGATGGTAGCGGGGCGAGTCCGTACAATTACCCGGCAAATACTAGAAAAGAATATGCGAACCCTTTCCCAGGGAAAAATATCATCGTTGTTGCGGAGGTTTATTATAACGGCGTTTGGGGTCAGACGGGGTGGTTCTCTAATTCCACGGTGACGAATGCTGTGGGTATTTTAGCAACACAAAATATAGCTACAGACGTTATTGTTGTGCAATCGGGTAGCTTTGGCGTATTAGCCGCCGCCACCCTATGCGGCTCACTTCATGCGGCGACAGCAACTCAATCAACTTTACCTTTCCGGCTTAAAGTATATAAAGAGGCTTAATCATGTCTAACGTAATGGGTGAAATTGGTCATTCAAGTCAAAGCATAGTTATCAATCTACCAGAAAAGACACCTGACGGATGGGTGCTCATGAAAGATGGCGAGCGTCCAGGCATAGATTTTTATGCGTCCGAGAAGGGAGAGTGGTTATCTGGCCCATCTCCATCTCAAAAAGCTGTATTCATCTCTCAGGCTAAAATTGATAAATCAAAGCTGATGAGTGATGCAAGCGACAAGATAGAAACACTGAAAGACCGGATAGAGGCGGGGCAGGATAAGACCGCTGAGTTGAAGTTGTGGAAGTCATATCGCATTGCGCTTGATGATATTGATGTGAGTACTGCCCCGGATATCATTTTGCCTACAGCACCATTGTAACGCTATAAGCCGGGCATTACGCCCGGCTAGTCCACTATTCCGGTAATACTGGCCACTCAATTTCAAGCGGATTCGAAGTATCAACCCGCATCAGCGCCACGCGATATTTACGCCACGATGCCAGCGCTGTTATCTCTTTATCGCTAGCGCTCCTGTCATCAACCGCATCTTGTCGCCATTCAATCTCTGAATCGGCAATAGCTTTTAACTGGCTCTTTTTAGCATTAGCTTTGGCGATTAATTCCTCGTGGGTTGGCGGTGGTAAATCGACCCATGCGGGCATACCGTTATCACGCACTCCGCGTATTTTTCCTGTAGGTGCCTTGCCGTAGAAAGGCAAGATATCTTCACGCGCTTCAACCAAGTCATCAATCGCCCATCCGGCAACCTTGTATTCATCAACCATTTCTGCCGGAATGAATGCATTATTTTTTGCTGACCATAATAATTTCATATTACCACCCTATGGCAATGTAGCGGATTGCCAGCGCTGCGCGATTACCGGCACTGTTCCATGTGTTAACAGATATCCCGCCCAAAGTTTGATTTTGGAGCGTTGCATAACTAGGCCCAATTAAATCAAGCGCCAGCGCTGTAGACATCAATGCATTTGGGAATGGTATTGGGAAGTTAGCGGGTACTGTCGCAGTTGTTGATCCTGTCACTTCTCCCCACTGAATAATTAGCTTACCGGGGAACTTAAAATATCCATTCTGGGTGAATGAAGATATGAAGCTAGACATATCAGGTATTTGATTAACTCCTGTTCCTACACTTTTTTTAGCTGCGTCGCCTAAACCAAGGTTTAAGAGAGTCTGCGCAACAGCTGCTGGGCCAGCGGTTTTAATCTCAGATAAATTATTGGCTTTTTGTAATGCACCAGTAAGCAAAGCACCTATACCGAGGTGGTTCCATGCAGCCGCAACAGCTGCGGGGCCAGCATCCTCTATTTCAGAAAGGTTATTAGCTACTTTTAAAAAAGTATTACTGTCTGAGTTAATAAGGTTTGTAATTGCCTCACTAAGTTGAGATAAATTTTCTTTGTCGGGAGTAATACCCGCCGCAGCTAAAACATTCAGCATTTCAGCCTGAATGATGTTGAACCATGTCGAACCAGGCCAGCTCGGGGATACTCCATTACCACCTTCAGTAAACCATTTAGCCTCATTACTTTGGGTTGGCGGCAAGTCGGGCATAACCGGTACGCCTGTTTCGTTATCTAAATGAAACATTAAATATCTCCTTCATATATAAATTCATAACCCGTTCCCGCCAGTCGATATTTATTTAAAACACATTCGAGCATCATGGCCTGGTCACTAATAAGGGGAGTAAGCACATGATCAAGCACCGTAAAACGGCCATCAGGTATCTGATAGACATGTACTTTCAATACAAATCGATAACGGGCGGGATACAGCGGATAGGTACAGCTTCGCAAGCAGTGATGGGGTAATATCACCTCAACTTCAATAGTAAAGCCCAGCGCGGCGGCTACCGCTTCAATCTGCCAGGGAGCCAATCCACCTTTTCGATAGTATTTTTCAATGACAGCATTGCGCCGCGAATCAAAAGTAATATTGGGAATATTGCATTCAGGGAGTGCTAAGTAGTCTTCCCACTCAGGCAATAATAAAACCGTAGTATCAGGGCGCATTTCCAGCAATAACAAATCAGCACTGCTTTCAGCTCGATTTAAACGCCCGCTAAAGCCCCTTATAAGGTTGCTTAAATTAGCGGTTACATCGCGTGGCCATGCCTTACCGCGCGGCATTAATTGCTGTAAGACATTTTGCCAAGCCGTTACGCTGTGAGCCATGTAACTTCTCCAATCGTAATTAACTCTTCATCCTGGCAAGTGATATCAGTGGCAATATTAAGTTGGTAATCCTTAACACCATTAGCAGTACCAATGGCAGTACGTAACGCTGAAAGCAATAATGTTTCGCCTGGTGATAACTGGCGTTGTAATAGATTCAGGTTAGTCAGCGTTGCCGTGCGGGTTTCTGCGGTATCCGGTGTTAATTTTATATTCGGATTGAGCGGTTTTAACGTAAGGTCAAATATCCATACCTCAGTGCCACCAGGCTTACCGACATATTCGCCCGTTGCTGGGTCAGTATGGCGAAACAGATATTCATGCATCGCGGTTTTATCGGCAGACGTAGGGGTAATATCTGTCCGGCCATCATATACCCACGCCAATCCCACCGTGCCTAAACCGTGCCATAAGTCTTCAGCCCAAGCACGGCTTACACCTGGCACTTCACGCACCCAACTGACATAATCATGAACAGCACCCCCCACTGGGGGATTGCGCTTACGAAATAACAAACGGTCTAACAACTCACTGATTGGCTCAATATCGGTACCGTTCCTGATACCGTCATCACCCACAACACCAACGCTCTCTACACCAGCTATCGGCTGTATCAACGTTAATGTACTCCCGCCATCTATGTTGCCAGTGGAACCAATAATATCGGCCTGAACAATAACGGTGATAACCCCATTAGCTGACTCACCGGCATCAATAACGCTGTAGCCTATACCAGTTGCCGTCTGCATTTCTGTATCAAGCGGAATCGGCCTGTTACCATTAAATACCACTGGCCCAGTGGCAAAAGTGGCTTGTTTTTGAATAACACCTTCATTACGGGCAGTATCAATAATTGTTTGATCATCTGAGTTCGGTGAAGGAATTATTTGTGCCACAATCCAAGATTGATAATCATACAAATCACGAATACTACCGCTTACTGCAATATTTAAAGCACGCTCAACACCGACAATCGGTAATTGCTCGTCTAATTCAATTTGAATATCTTGCGCACCGGTATTAATAAGCTGGCGAATCGTTGGCACATTAAATGGCATATTCAATCGCCTCCCAGCGTTTTTTTATTTCTACTGTCAGTGAAGTTTTATCAGGGCGAGTTAACAGTACGGATAACCAAATCCAGTTGGTTTGCGGGATAGTAGCTTCAACTTGAATTGACCTTACCAGCCCGGCACGTGCCAGCGGTTGAAGGGCTATTCCTGCGTAATTCTGAGCTTTAAGGCGAACTTCTTCAGTGAGTTTTTCACGCTCAAGCAACCACAGCCAGGAACCCCATTCAAACTCACTGAATGAATCACCAGGCCAACCGCGCCGGTCATCCGTTCCATCCGGTATTTCATCGCTGGTCTTGGCTCTAGCATCAGTAAACAGACATATCAGAATTAAAGTAACAAGCCCTTCGTCAAGCGAAAGGCCATTGTGGGTTATTTCAATATCACCGCCCGCGGGGACGTGCCAATTTAATCTGATGGTCATAGCATTTTCGTTGTTTCAGCACCGTCGCCATCCTTATGAATATGGTCAAATATACTTTTGCCTTTAACCGTAATATCATCTTCAAAGTTTGTCGGGCCGGTGATATTGATGAGTTTACTATTAATGCCACATTGTTCTTCAGCAATCAGATTAACCTTTTTCCCTCTTATTTCTATTAACCCGTCTTTCTTCAAAATAATGGTATGCCCCTCTTTGTGATAAAGGCAAACATCATTAGGATCCAATCCTTTTGGCCGACTGTTTTTATCTTCTACCGCAATAGCCACTTGTCCAGAACGGCGACCACCAACGGCAATGACAATGGCCTCAGAACCGGTTGGAGGGACAGAGGTTAATCCGTAGTTTTGGAAACGCTCAACATCGTCATTGGTTTCATCGGCCAGAGATTGGAGCTGAAGGTTTTGACGGCCTAAACTATCAGTGACCATGCGAACTACGGCACGATCAACAATCAACCGCATACGCCTACCAAGGGCAGTGATTGAACGACCAAAATTAGCAATATCTAATCCCATGTCACCCCCACTTCAGTACCTTTTTTACCTTTCTTGCGCTTGGTATTTTCGGCTGGCATATCCATTGACTCAGGGGGAACCAATGACAGCACGGTTAATCGCCCATTATCCCCCTCAGAAAAGGAAACGGTTTTAATTAACCAGATCACATTCAATTGCTGAATTGTGTCTTCTACCTGAACGAGCTTATTTGTCTGCCAAAGTGAGCCGCTATCATTATTCTCTCGCCAACCCGCCAGAGTAATTTCAGAGGTATTGGCTTCACCCAAGGCGCTTGCCTTGAGCCACTCCCCACGAGCACTAGCCCCGCCTACGGTGAGATTATCTTCATTAACCAATATCTTTGGGCGATAGCGAGTAATTTCAGGGTCACTAATAATTATCTGTCGGCCACCAACCACTTTAACCGGCTGTTCGCCCCACGTGGTGCCACCGGCTGATGCAGAGCCTTTGATAATGTATTGGCTGGCCCGTTCGCGCCAACTGAAGCGGCCACGGGCAGCAAGAATATTTTGACCAAGGACAAGAGACACACCGGCACGCTTTGTTGATGCGCGGGTAATAATTAACCGGCCCCAAGCGTCTGACGTCATCAGTACACCCCGTTGCTTAGCCATACGATCAAGTAACTCGAATCCGGTTTCACCTTGTTCCAAAGTGATGTTGCTGAACGTGTCACCAGTATCAGTTTCAGTGATGACCTGAACGCCATAAGGCTTACATATAGTCGCAGCTATTTGTTCCAGTTTCTGGCCACGCCACTGGCCCGACTTATCAACAACAGAGCTATCAACCAGGTCACCGGTTTTATCACGGCCAAGCACCCGTAAAGAAACAGAGGTTGCATCATAACTCGGGATGAAATCATCAATGTAACCGGTTAATACACGGTCTGGCCCTATGTCGACACTGCAAGGCATACCTGGCTTAATGGTGCGAGGGGCAGCATCTGACCACTGGGCGGTGACCGTAAGATCAAACTCGCCAGCGATACTGTCCAGCGAACGGTTGATAACCATATCAGTCCAGCCGCCGAATATTTGACCGTTAACACTCAATGTCAGTGGTTCACTCATTGCCAACAACCTCAATAGTTTGGGATGGAAGAATGAAGGCGGGATAACGCAAGCGGTTACGAATAACCAGGGCATCACGTTGCTCGGCATCGCCGGTTTCGCGCCAGGCTAACAACATCACTGGCACCGAATGACTTGGGGATATGCGCCGCAACTCCGGTAACTGGACGCTGCGAATACGTACATCATTCACCACGGCAAATCGCAGATCACGTAATGAACGCCAAAGTTCACGCTGGCCTGATTCAACGGCAATATTGGCTTGCTCTCCCAGTTGCTCTGCCAAGGCATCACCGATAGTTGTCGCCTGCTGGCTGGTTTCAAATGTGGTAGTAGCGACGGTTTCAGCCTGAGCAACTAATGCAGAGGTGATAACCATCGCGCGGAAATCATCAATATTGGCTTGCATCGCAGCCGAAATATCAACCAGCGAGGCGGGGGTAACACTACTGACCGTTCCTGCATCGACATTAACTACAACATTATTCGCTAATGAGTTGGTGGCCGCTCTTGCTGCTCTGTCGCCATCCCAACGGTCACGCAATTGGTCATACACCCGCAATGCCCAAGGGGCCTCGGTCACCAAATTTTTCATATCACTCACCAACCCAGTGATATCTCGAATCATTTCGCCTGGCGCGGCGATAACGATGCCAGACAGGCTTTTAAAGCGGTTTAGCCTGTCCATCCATTCATTCAGCGATTCGGGCAAGGTTGGCAAATTAGCCACAAACCCTTGTAAATCATCAAGCAAGGTATCAACCATGCTACCCAAGCCATCAAGGGCGGCAAAGTAATCACCATTGGCCAGTGCATCTTTCACTGCGTCAGCACCGCTTAACGTGGTGGCAGTAGTATCTTCTTGCTGTGCTGGAAAAAGTTGTTCACCCGCTTCATAAACCTCAAAAGAAACATAAGCAATGCCTCCCTCTTCGGTGGTCAGTTTATGGGTAACTTTGCCTACCTGTACCTGCTGAATACCAAACCATGGATGAACCAGGTCACCAGGCCCAGGGGTGTTCAGCGCTGCCAATAGCTGGTTTAACTGGGTTTTGTAATCTTTCCCCAACAGCTTTGCATTAATTTGCTGCTCAGTCAGTACCGCGCCGTGGTCTTCAGTCCAGCCCACTTCCTTTTTCGGGTAAGCGTGAGGGATCGCCCTACGGCCACCAGTACCTTCAACATCGACGAAAAAGAATGAAACGCCACGAAATGAAGCGGGTAGCAGGTCTTCCCATTGGGTTTTAGCCATCAGTCTTGCCCCACATTACGTACTCCAGATTGCGCACTGAGCGTCACGCCTGACTGATTCATGGAAACGCTTTTGACTCGTGCGTCACCCTCAACGACCACGCGAATTTCGCCTTGCAGTTGCGGGGGAACCATCGGATAGATTGACGCTTGATTCTGTGACTGAAGGGAAGCCCAAGGAGACGGGTCTTTATACTCGGGAGTTGAGTTTATCCACTCTTTTAGTTCTGCCCATACTGAGGATGGATCAACTTGAGTGGCTTTAATATTGCTACTTTGGGCAGCATCATCAGCCCAGGCTCGGAAGGACGAGTTCTTAGCCCATTCACCAGCACCTGATGCATCGTAAATGGTCTTTGCGCCCCAGTGAGCTAACTCATTCTGCGCATAAACCATCGCACCTCCCGTTAAAGCACGTGTTGCTGCTCCCCAAAAACCGCCTGAGGTCGGGGCCGGTGGTGCTGTAGGATTTCCACCTGGCAAAGGTTGCTTCGGGCCATTTGGATTACCACCAGTGGGAAGTCCTCCAGTTCCCATATTGACGACATAAACAGGCATCACACCGGAACCAAAGACATCAGTAACGCCCTTTGGTACCCCTTTTTTACCTGGATTAAGGAAGTCATAAGCACCTTTACCAATCTGATATGCTTTGCGTGCAGCAAGGAGTCCACCCACAGTAATAGCTACATTCTTGCCAATTTCTAGCCAGTTCTGCACGGTTTCCTGGTCTACTGAATTCAATGCATCGGCCAGTTCTTGAACCGGCTTGGCCAACTGTGCGTTAGCAAACTTTTGGCCGATGGTGGTTAAACTCTGTAAGGAGGAGGTAAAATCCTGCGCGGCATAGTTGGCATCAGCCATAATGCTCGTGCCATCAGCAACCACACCCATATAAGTCTTTAATTTTGCCGCCCCAGCCTCACTGGATACACCGGCGATCAAGTCCATACTCTCTTGACCAAACCCCACTTGCATCAACTCGCCACGCTGACCTTTGCCACCTTTCTTGCCGCCGCGCATAGAACCGGTTGAAATCTCGCTCAGCAAAGTAGGCAAATCACGAATCGTGCCATCTTTGTTAAAGACATTTACCCCTTTTTGCTTAAGGGTATTTACCACTTTGGGGTTTTGCAGGTCGCGAATAAAGTTCTCCACCATGGTGGCAGTTTTATCTCTATTCGCAGTAACGTCTTGTGCCGCTTCGGCAGTAGCCGCAACCGACATAACCCCGCGCACCCCTTTACCACCCGCCGCCGCATACAACGATAGCGATGCAGGCAGCTTTTCAGCCATGTCTTTTAGCTCAAATGCACCTTCTTTACCGAGCTTGTTCATGCCATCCAGCGCCAAACGAACAGTGTCAGAATCCTGAATAAGAAACTTGCGATACTCGGCAATCAGCCCGCCGATGCTTTCACCGGAACCACCCGAACCTGCAACGGTTGCACCAATATTCTCACGGTTTTGCACCGCAAAATCTAAATCGCCAGTACGCCCGTTAATCTCTTCATATGCGCCAAAAATCTCGCTGCTATCGACTTTAAACTTGATTGACACATCTTGAATATCACCAAAAACAGCCTGCATATCTTGCTTGGTTTTATCCGCAGTAATACCCAATCGGGTTAAGCGGCGGTCTACCGTGGCGTATTGTTTTAACATCGCGCCGCCAGCAAAACCGGCAATCGCCGCGCTATACCGATTACCCAGTTGGTCTAACCCTCGACCTGCTGCTGCACTAGTAGCCTGAATAACCGACATAGCCCGTTTATTATTTTGAGCAAAACCAGACATACTGCTGCCATACTGGCGAGCTTTCGCCACAAGGTTACCCGCCAGATTGATAATGATTTCAGTGTCAAGACGGCTTGCCATGCGACTTCCTCAATTGTTCGGTGATACGAAACAGTTGTCGTAACGGCAACTGTTCCAAATAGGCGGGATTAAATCGGGCAGATAGATTCGCAATTAAGCTAATTAGCGCCGCCGCCATCGGCATTAGCTCGCCCCCGTTCAGCTACCTCCGTGAGCATGTCATCCATGGCTTCGGCGTTCTGAGTCAACAATTTGAAATCATCAGGATGGAGCTGCAAAACCTGCTTTAAACTTAAAGGCCCTGGTATTGAACCAATACTGGCGATTTGACGGCGTAATAATTCCACCCCCATCATCACTTCCGAGCAATACGCTACTGCTTTGCCGGACTCACCGATAACCACACGCTCCGCTGCAAGCTGAGCATCAACGATATCTTTGGTGGTCAACTCACGTAATTGCACTTCGGTATGAAGGGTTTCATCAGGTGAACCCTTGGCTGTCACCAAACCATTGGGTAGCGTCATCGTCATTTGAGCCATGAGTTACACCTTAACCAAACGTGTGCCGATGAAATTGGCTTCAATCTCACCAGAGTCTTCACTGAGAGGTGTCGGGTTATCGGTGGCCGCACCGGTCAGCATGTAGGACAACCCGTTATCACCTTCAAACATGACAGTGACATTTTCCCAATTACTTATTTCAATCACGTCCACATCTTCAGCAGCGGCAATCGTTAACTGAATCGACGGTACCGCCATTTTGCGCGAATACCCCCAATGCTTGCCGCCGCCACTGTGCATAGTACGGGCGAACCCACCTGGGCTAAGGGTGGATTTACCCGCTGTTTTAATCTCACGGCCATTAACCCGAATCGATGCCATGCCTAAAATCATGATGCCCCCTTAGAGCTTGAATTGAATCAAACCAGCCAGAACGCGCAACTGATTGATGATGTTGGGATGGATGACAAAGTTCAGACGGTTCATATCGGTGGTGTCGCGGTAGACCTCTAACGTGTCCTTGTAGTTGTCGAAATCTTCTACAAGACCAACCGGCTCCAACTCTGTCAGGAAGATATCAAGCAACTCTTCTCGGCCTAGCTTAGGGGTCATGACTGGTTGACCTGGTTGCAGATGTTCCAACACATCATCACCGGCTAACTTGTGGCGGGGATAACGATTAGTGAAGCGGTTTTTAATGACATAACGGATATGGCCAAGGGTCGCCGGTGACGTGATATCAAGGTATGAAGTATCTGCATCACCAAAGCTATTAACGCGGTAAGTGGTGATTTCACGCTCAATACACACATTACTGCCGGCATCGACAAAATGCGTGGCCACACCATCGAACAGATGAAGATTGCGTTCAACAGGATCCCAGCGAACTTCTTTAGCCGCAGGAAGGATGCCGGTTAATGCGAGAGTTTGCAGGGGCCGAGCGGGGTCAATGGCCAAAGAATATGCCGCCGTTCCCGCATAAGACGCCGCCCACAAGTAGGCTGGTTGTGGTGCAATGTTGGTTCCCATGCTGGTGATCAGGAAGTCATTACGATTGTTACCCCAGGTGCCAGTTTGGGCATGAGTACCACGAATGGCGGTATACGAAATGGCCTCCACCATGCGCAGTGGCCCCCAACGATCAAGCAGTTCATCACGTAAGGTATTCAGGCTGGCTACATCATTAAACGGGCAAACAATATGATTGAACCAGTCATCACCCAAAGCTGCAATCACACTGGTCATATCCGGTGTTCCGGTGCCGCCCGTGAATGCCGCAGTGGTAATACTTAAACCGGCAGGCGTTTGCTCACCCACGTAGTAATTAAGCCGTACATCGAGATCGTTTGTGGTTTGTCCACGCCACTTGGCAGTGAGTACCACGGTACCCGTTTCACCGGCTTTAACCGCAGCAATAACTGGTAACGATGGCAGTGCATTAATGGCTGCAACGATAGCATCAGCAATAGCAGTGGCCGCTTGCTCAGCTTTAACGCCGACTTGTACCGACTCACCACAGACCAATAACGATAATGTCCCAGCGGCGGTAGCGGTACCGGTAACAATAAGCTGAGAGGTTGCCGCAGCACCGGCGGCGATATCGTCAATACCCATAGCCCAAGTTTCTGTATAGCTGTTGGCCTTACGCAAGGTTTTAAGCATTTCAGCCAACATAGAACCACGCCCAAACAACTGATTGGCCGTGCTGTCACTGGTAATGCGGTTTTGTGTCAGTGGTTCGGCAGTTCCGCTGGTCAGTTGCTGACCGATAACCAAAATCTTATGTTGTTGCGCCGGTGCGCCATTCAGTGCCAGGGAATTATCAATCTCGATGTAAACCAGTGGCACGCGAATATCATTAGGAATTGAGCCTAGCGACATATTATTTCTCCACTTTTACAGTTTTAGCAGCCGGTGTATTGCTAGCGGCTTGCTCAGTTTCAGCGACAGTGGGCGCGAGTTCTGTTACCTCTCTAACCTCAAGATCACCTTCAGAAATCCGGCGCAACCAATACGCATTCAGGGTTACCGTTTCCCCGTCAGCCGCCAGAAGGGAACCATCGGGCTTGCGTACCTGTAAGTTGGCCTTGGGTTTAAGCATTTTCATTTTCATTACTTTCTTGTCCTCTTACGGGGATAACGGCTTCAATGACAGGAACGCCACCTTTAGGCGTGGCGTGCATACCAAGCCGCAGGAAATCAGGTAACTCACTGATATCAAAATCAGTATCGAGTTTATATTCCTGATTCCACATTACGGCCCACATCGTCAGACCTAAATCATCCAGGCTGCCGCTGTAGATGTTATCGGCGGAAATAGCGTCAGCGCGCTTCTCGGCCCCCATACCTTTGGTCGATGCCATCTCAGTGATGCGGCGTACAATCTTGGCCACGATAATTTCACAACGCAGGTCACGGCCATATCCCCACGTATCAGTAGCCATCACATAAGCTGCAAAGGTTACAAGGCCCACAGTGCCACCGGCCTCATGCCGAATATCTCTGATGCGTAACGCAGCAATACGAACACAGCCATCACGATCAGATAAATATCGCTTCACTTCCGCTGGGGTATTGAACTGGCCAATGTGCCGCTCAACGACGGGAACCTGGTCAGGGTTATTGCCTTGAATAACTGGGTTTAGCCAGGCTGCAATTTTATCCGCTGCCGCAACCGTACTGCCAAGTGTGACCAGGCTAGGGCGTTCATTACTCACGGTAATACCTCTTTCCAAAAGTCACCGATAACATGCAACAGCTCTTTACTGTTGCTGCTCGAAAGGCCAAGAAACTCACGTTGTGCGATTGACATCATGCGGCTGTGAGCACCAACTGTTTGCCAAACGGGATGTTTAAGCACCCGTCCAAACGCCTGTTTAATCAGGCGTTGATGTGAGCCAACGGAAACGCTGCCATTAAACCCTTCCTGATGAACTCGGGCATATTCCAACGGCGTACCAACCCGTACCTGATTACGTTCAACAACATAGGTAATGCTATCGTTCAAATTCCCGTCACCTTGCAGCAGGCTTTGATTTCCATGACGGGTTTTAGCATAACCGTCTGACCAATCCTGCCAGGCAGTGCCACTGGGTGATTCTTTCTCATCCGTGATACGCCTGCGGGTTTGGGTCTCGACAATCGCACCAAGGCTTTCCAGTAATTCACCACGCAAACCGCTATCCGCTAATCGCTCCACGGCCTGTTGAAGTTGGGCGAGTTTTTCTGTGCCGAACACTTCAACCTGAATCCCCATTACAACACCCCTTTCAGGCTGTTACGGGTGAATATGCGGGGGTTTTCACCGGTCATAATGACCTTGCCGCTGGTTGTTTCAGTCGGTTGTTCTAAGGTCGGTAATCCCAAATCACGCGTGCCATTCGCAATCTCTTTAATCACTTTGATAGCATCTTCATAGCGCTTACGAACCAGCTCTGTCGCCTGATTGTCTCTGTCAGCCAGCCAGTAGAAAGCGATTGAAATGGCTTGCCGGTTCAGCATTGACGGGACAGTGGTTTCCAACGGCACTTTAAAACGCCGTGACAAGAGCGAATTGATCTCTTCATCGGTAGCCGTTAGCGCCTTGGTAATGGCCACTTCATCGAGTTCATTGGTTTCCCGATTAATGGCCACGTTCCAAACATAAGAACCGTCCGTATCAATCAAGTCCTGGCGGGTTACGTAAGCGCTCATCATTACTCTCCAGCCACAACAGGTACGACAGTCACGCGCAAATGAGGATCACGTTTTAAACGGGCCGCAGTATCAGCGCTGATAAATGGCGCAAGATTGCTGGTATCCGTTTTACCGCCATCGTTATCAGCAACAGGTTCATCACTGACAAACACATTGATACCGGAATGAGGCCAGAACTGACCGCAACGATAAAACCCATTGACATGAACCGCTGAAACCAAGAGCACTTCAGTCAATGCAACTTCACCAGACTGAGACAGTTCATTCATCAGCGAGCCGATTTGGGCTTGCGAAAGCTCAAGTTGGTCGGCGTCTAGCTGTGTCCCCGCTATGCTGGCTGATTCATGTGATTGGCGATTGTCTTCAATGACAATAGAAACAGTACGAGTGGTATCACCCGTCACTCCAGTAATTGGCTCATCCGGTTTCTGTGTCGCACTGAGTTGCTCAAGCTGAAGATTTCCTCCCGCATCCAGCGCTGTAACAGCCGACGCTGTAGCGTGTTTATCTTCCGGTGAAAGAACCGTTTCGATTTGCTTTTGCTTTGTTTTTCCACTCACTGTTCCGTCCTCTTTAAAGGGGGTTTTAGCGGGAGTTAAACACCCGCTAACGTTGGATAATATTGACTGAGCAATACGGTTATGGCGTAACCGGTGGTGTGACGATGAACGGGCTATTCACAATTTTGACGTCCTGGTAATAGATGTTGGAATCACCACCATCGACTAACATGGCCTCAATCAAACGCTTAGCGGCTGCACGATTGCTTTTCCCCACAACGAGCGTGGTTGGCGTAATACCCAAAGGGGTGCCATTGTCTTTGAGCATTCCTTGCATCAGCTCTACAGCTTTCTCGTAGTTCGCGGCAGTCAATGGAGTACGGGAGGCCACAGCGGTTTGCCAGAAACCAAAGCCGACATTGGAACGCGCATCGACACCAAACAGGAATTCGTTGTTCTTGAAGGTATGCTCATTGCTCAAATCATCCAGCGCAGTGAAGTTAAAATCACGACGGTTTTGGTAGATGATCGGCTTGAGGATTTGAGAACCATCGATAAGGAACCACGGTTCACCCAGTTCTTCACCCGTGCCGACAATGTTGCTGTAGGTTCCACCTGCCATCGGATGGTCGGTATCAAAGAAATTCTGACCATCAAAACAAAGTGTATGGAAACCAGCGACCAACAGCGGGAATGTCAGTTTGTCAGGGAAAATCGCCGTATCCTGTCCTATGCGTTGTGCAATAACCGAATACTGACCAACTTGATCATCTTCAATCGATTCACGTTTAACTTTGATCGAACTTTCCCAAGTCTTGTTGAAAATGGTGTAACCATTTTGGGCTAACTCCGCGAACTGGCGTGCACCAATCCACTCTTTGATCTCCGGCCAGTCACCCAACCAGGCATAGGTATTTGACGCACCACCACTGGGAATAATCGTCGCGATTTCCTGATACAACGGCTTGGCACCGTTAAGACCTTTGGTAAACGACGCATTTAGCGAAGTGCTGATTGCGTGCAAGATTTCAGCATTAGGAGTTGGCATTGCTGTTATTCCTCAGTGGTTTTCGGTTTAGCTGCCAGGAATTCATCTTGACTGATGCCCATGCTGCGACACATCGCCAGCTCGGTATCAGTCAGTTCCGGAGCGGCGTTCTGACCATCTTTTTTCGGGGCTGGTTTGGTATTAACAATCACCGGCGCACCCTTGACGAACTCAGTGAACTGTTGACGTCCACTTTCACTGCGGCAGGTGGCGAGGTACATATCGCGGTTTGCGGGAGCGACCTTGCCGCTGGCAATCGCTGAATCCACCAGAGAAGCAACGTCTTTCTCCGCCAGCACATTCAGTTTGGTTTCTGCTTCTGTGGCGCGGTTCAAGGCCAACTCATAGGTTTCCTTTGGCACAAACGTGCTTAGGTCAGGGTTTTGAGCACGGTTTAACGCCACTTGCTCTGCGGTTTTCAGGCTCTGGATAGCAGTGACGCCGTTTTCAACGGTGGCATCTGCACCCAGGCCCAACGCTGCCGCAATCAGTTCAGGCAGTTTCATATCGGTGTTCTCCGAGTTAAGGGCAGGAAAATCTAAGTTGGGTTTGTTGGTCAGTCCGGCACTGGACAGCTTGGTAACCAATCCATCAGGGGTGTTATAAAATGCGGGGCTGTAATAGCGATATTTACGACCACGGATTTGCGCCGCGCCATCAGCGTTCCAGTTGAATTTACCCATGATATAAGCGCCCTCAATTTTGAGGTCTTCTATCCAGGCATAGGCGGGGGCTTCTTCGCCTTTCGGGCCTTTCAGTTCTGTGGCATGTTCAACATCAACAGGAATAAAGAGGCCAGCCAGCGACTTTGCAATTACCGCTTCAGGTTCATTGTTTACCCAAACACGGCCATCGCGCCCCTTAAACAGGCCAATAGGCAGCACAGGAAGCCATTCAGGAAGTGGCTCATCTTCTTTGCCAATATTCAGTTCGAAACAGAGAGCCACGTAATTCGCAGGCATGGAAGTTATCCGCATAGGAAATCATGCAGACAGTGTGAAATGAATGGGGGGGATAGGTGGATTAACCGCTTTCCCTCTAATCGAGGGGCGGAACCGTGTTTAAAACACGTTTAAAAGCGCACAGGAACGTTTAACAAAAATCCTGTGCGTCATCGTATCACAATGCGGGTTAAGGTCACTACGGTAGGTTCAGGTGGGTTTCCCTGTGAAACTAACTATCACCATCGAATACTTGCTGTTTGGTATTGAGCTGACGCTCTAACGCAGCCTGTCGGTTGATTCCAGGATTGTAATTCCAGCCTGGGTCAATCCCTTCTGGGATTAACTCTTCTTCACCTGTTCGCTTATTCAACCACTTCACATTCTTGACAGGTGGAGTCTCAGTTTTTAGTGGCGTCTTGGTTTTGCTGACCTGGCCGGTAGGTAAACCATTATCATCATAGACAGCGGTGGTTTGTGTTGCGCCGTTCTCAAGCAACTGCGCATATTCATATTGACTGACCTGGCGAATACCGCATTTACAGCCCCAACCATTGGGGCCGGTGTGGGTTAGCCAAAATGGATCATCAACCGGCAAACAGATATTGGCCCATTTCAAATGGTCTACACGATGTTCGCGGGAGGGGCCAAGTGTATAGATCAAATATGGCATAGCACGTTTGGTTCGCTCGATGCGTTGCCACTGTCCTGCCGTTCTGGCGGTACGCATGTTGGTATCATAGAGGGTACGTAATCGGCTTTCGCTGCCTAACTGCACAGTTTTTGTTTCGCCAGTTAGTGGATCAACCCTATCGCGGATACCCCACCACCCCCGCTTTACCAACAATGGCTCTAACACTTGCTGAAACTCTCTGAAGGTCTGGCCTGTTGCCAGTGCGTTGGTCACCAGCTCCTTCACGTCATTGAGTAAATCGAGCTGTGTCATTTTGGCAATGGTAAAGGCCGCACTATGCTCTTCAAGCCAAACATCACGGAAATCAAATCCAGGCTGAAGCTTTTTAGCCTTAAACCAGGCCAGAGCTTCTTTCGGTACAATATCGGGGATTTTATTCTGCATCACTTACATCCCCCATACCCCGAGCCTGAAAACAAAGTCGCGCGAGTTGGTCTACAAATTCGTTTGCATCCAGACTGGCCTGTAATTCAGGTAAACGAGCAAGGAAATCTTCATAACTGGTAGCATCACTGGCCAGCGCTAACACCGGATTAGTGAATGCTGAGCCAACACGCTGCCAGTCGCTAATCCCTTCCTGAGTAAGTGAGTCAATATCATCAGGGGCAGATTGGCGATTAAGGGCGATATTTTCATGGTTTAGTGCGGTGAACATACCAGCACTACTATTCAGACTACTGGTAGGCTGAAGAATATCGGAACCGGCTTCTGGTTCAGGTAATCCAAATTTGTCACGTAATACTGACGCCTGCACTTTCATGCCACGATCAATTAGCGGGATTAACGCATCCACTAAGGCTTTCAGGTTCTCTGGCTCGTTTATACGCAGGCAGACGTTCGGATAGTTATCTTGAGGGCCATAGTTGAGCATGATGAATGGCCGTACCAGAAACTCATTCAGCGTATTCTCAAGCTGACGGGCATCCCAACGGGCAATATCCATCCGAACCTGATTATGAACATTGGCCTGACTCTGGCTGCTACCATCATCAGTGGTCATTGTCTGGCCCAACACCGCTTTACTGGTTTGTGCGTCGCACCATTCGGCCATCCCCTTGAACAGGTCACCGCCACCCTGACGGCTGGCCGTTTCAACCATATCAATTTGCATTGATGCTGGAATGGCGCAACCCGCATCTGATGCCAGGGACGCTATAGCATCTATCAAGGTCTGGATATCTTCGGTACTGGCGTTCGGGCCATACTTCCCTAGCGTGATCGGCAAACCAAATTTCTCACCGAAAGCCCACCAATCACGAACAGTAAAAGATTTCAGCATGTACATCACTGCTACCAGACGCGCCAGACCATTGCGCAACGGTAAGCCGGACTTCAATCGCGGTTGATGGACGATGTATTTGTATGCAGCCAATGGTTCGCCATGAAAGGGCTGCGCTTCAGTCAAAACGTGAACTTGCCGTAGCGTCTCGGCATCCATCTTCAGAAAGCGTGGGTCAACCCATGAATAGTCACGCGGCACCCATTGGGTGCTTGATGAGATGTCCCACAGGATTTCTACTACTGCAATGCCTTTTCCCAAACCATCAAGCAAATCAAATAGCAGCTCTGGTATTTGTGGCCGTTCAATCATCGTCCGTACTGCATCGGCTATTTCAATATCACGGGCATCATCACTGGCTGCTTCTACGGTGGGTTCGAGTCCTGCCACGGTCAGCTTGCGGGTACGCAACACACTTGAATAATGCAGGTCACGTTCTTCCATCTCTTCAGCCAGGATAAAATAATCCAGTGCATTACCTTCAGCCGCCTGGCGCAGTACACCTGCCAGACGTCGAGGATTCAAGCTACTGGCCACGCTGATACCTGAGTTAGCTCGGCGCATACCGGTTGAGCGAGCACGAGTTTGCTCTTCCTGAAGTTCATTTTTATTCACCGTTACTGCTTCGCCGGTAGCCGGATTAAGCAGATTGCGGATCGCGCCAGTCAGTTTATTTAACATCAGAGTAGTCCTCGCTGATTTTTCAGCCCACGGGTGGTACGTAACTGTCGGCGTTCTTCGCGCTCATCTGGTCGTTCGGATTTATTGAGTCTGTGTAGTTCGTAGCGACGGCAGTCTTCTTTACTGGCCAGGAATGCCAGGAAGATTGCAATAGCTGCATCGCCATGGCGTTTCTTGCCGTCAGTGCCGGTGGTGCGACTGTCATCAATGCCTGGTACACCGCGCAATATCTGAATAGCGCCCAAGTCGTTAATCACATCTTCATGTTTCGGCACTACCAGTTCGTTATCTTCAAACGCCGATTTAAAGCGCGGCATATTTTCACGGTAGTGCGGAACAGAAAGCATGACTTGTTCCACTTCGTTACCGTAGCGATAGGCCGCTTGCTCGGCCAGATATTGACCATTACCACGAGCATCCAGCTTGATACCGTCACGACGCGGCAAGCGATCACAAATGAAATACAGTGCCTGTTCTTGCTGCTTGAAAGGGACGTTGGCCAGTTCGACCAGGAAAGGAATCTCTCGGGTGGTATCGTCATTCACCGTGATCGGCGCAAAAACAGTTAAGTCGCCATTACGGGCAAAGTCTTCACCCAGCGCATGACGTAAGTGGATAGGTAAACGGTTGAGCACTGGTAATACAATTTGCTCTAACCATTCTTGCATTTCCAGCGCACGCATTGGCTCGGATAACACGTTGAATTCAGCGGAACCAGTAAAGCGTAGAACAGGGCCAGCCCCCCGCGCCGCACGCTCACGGATGGAACGCGGTAAATACACACCACTGCCGCTTTTCGGCTCGCAGTAATATTCTTCCCTGGCATCTTCCGGCGTGGCGGTGTCTTTCAATAAGTTGCCTTTCCACTCGTCTTCAGCCACCTGGCTCCACTCTTTACGTGTGACCTGACAGATACGACGATAAAGCCCCTCGCTACAGGCAATATCAATATCAATACGATGAACGGAGTAGCGTTTTTTACCTGCGCGGCTGTCGGTGATAATGGTATTAAAGAGGTTATCAATACCATTATGTGTAGAAATAAGCCGTACTTTAGAACCCCACATTGTCAGTGCCAACGCCGCTTTAAGTACTGCCGCAAGGTCACTCTGGAATGCCGACTCATCAATAATGACATTGCCCTGCATCCCACGTAAATTCGAGGGATTGGACGACAGCGCCTTAATTTTGAATCCGCTAGCAAAATTGATGACATAAACCAGAATGTCCTTATCTTCATCTGCCAACACCTCTTCACCGATATCAGACGCCGCCCAATCATAAGCTTTTGCCCACATCGAACAGGCATCGATAAACTCACGGGCCATGTCTTTCGTCGTACCGACATAGAAGGTGTCACAGCCACCGGCATTGGGGGCCATTGAACCATTAAGCGCAGCGTCTGCCGCTTCTGCCCAGGTCAAACCGGTACGGCGTGACTTCTCGGCAATCTTCAGTTGCGAAGTGTCAGCAATCCAGCGCCGCTGATAGGGAAGCAGCACTTGGTCAGCATCGAACTCACCCGATAAAATGGCCGATGCAGACTGATTCCGTAGTTGTTCATGTTGTGGCGTTAAGGGGGGCATTATGCAATCCCCAAAATCTTGCGACGAATATCAGCCGCAGTTTCAGCCGAAAGCCCCGCTTGCTTGGTGATTTTTTCGGTTTGAGCGGCAACCTCTTCAGCAAATGCCTGGCGTATCTCTTTTTCGCGCTTGTGGCTGACCATCTGCGCCTGCTCAATGCGCTGCGCCACCAGAGCCAATTGCCCCAAGGCTTTTGGCTCTACATGTTCCTCACCTTCAGCCAGCTTCATCGATGTTTCAAAAGCCAGCGTTTTGACAAACTCCATCAACAGCTTGCCGATATCAGTGGTGGGGGTCTCACCAAATTTTGTTACCCAGATATCAGCCATCTCCCGCGACTGACGGATACGTGATCCAATAGACTCCATACGGCTGGCATAGCGGTTTAACCCAGTACGGCTCACCCGCATTTCTTCAGGCAGTGCATCGTCATCAATCAGCTCGTTAACCGCTTCCCTGATTTGTTCCTGGGTATAGCGTTTATCGCGCAACATCTGATGGAGTGCATCGCGAATAGGTTCAGGTAGCAAATCAATCTTGGATGGTCGGCCACGAGTTGGGCGTTCATCGCTCATGCTTGCTCCTTGCTATTTCTAACTGATTTTTACGCTGTTTTTTTATGGCTCTCGCCAGAGTTTTCCAAACACGGTCATATTCAGGATGGGATGATAGAAAGGTGTTGAGAAAACCATCGGGGGCTGTGGCATCGTATGGGGTACCCTTTGCCTTTTCATAGGCTTGCGCAATAACTTCCCGCTCTATTTCGCTGTAAACCAGAACGGCGGCAAGCTTATCAAAAATACCTCGTTGCGCTGCGGTATAGGGTTTTAATTTTGACATATCAACCCCTTGCCCGTGGTTTCTTAACACCCGGAACAGACGCCAACCCATTCGCCACATCTTCACCACGGCCAGTCATTCGGGCGACAAAGCAACCGGCCACATCGGTCAGACTGACCAAACGTTGCTCACTGAGCCAGCTCAAGTGGGTACGAACTGAATCGCGAGAAAGGCGATGACCATAGGCTTCCAGGCAGGTTTGCAAAACTGACTCGTTGGCACTTTCGCCGCACTCCAACAGGGAGCGCAAAATAACCAACCGTTGATCGCTATCGAGAATGTCACGCATCGCCATTCCTCACTTATCCTTTAATTCGTTTTCTAACAGCAGGTCGCTGATACGCTGTACTTGCTGTAATTTAGGCCCGAGTGACAGCAGTTCGCCGCGCAAGCTACTAATTTCCAACTGAAGCTGGTGAAGCTCTTTCTGGCTTGGTAACGCCGAAATAGAGGATTGAATCGACTGAATTTGTATTTTAAGTAATTCAATCTCTTCACGTTTCACATAAGTCTTCGCCAAAAACATTTGAATAAGATTGACCGCTGACATAAACAGCGCCCAGACAATGGCCCAGTTACTTCTTATAAACTCCCACTCCATGCTGGGCCTCCTTCAATTCTTTGATTTGCTGGCATGTCACACAGCGAACAGCATCAAGTGCTAAACGCTGTGGGGGAATATTCTCCCCACAGTCGTTACAAAAACCGTATTCAATTGGCGCTTCTTTAACACGGTTTAAATGGGCGTTTAACGCCCGTTGCCGGTCATTAATTTCAATGTCACTTGCACGGTCAAAATCATCCATTATTTGACCGCCGGTAACTTGTGTTTACTGGATTTACTAAATCGGGCAAAACCATCGAGAGTACGAAAGCCCAGATAACCTAATGCGGGTGTCGCTAGCATCAGTGCAATATTCCAATCAGGTTCAGGCATAGCTATCAGGTGTCCAGCGGCAGAAGCAACTGATGCCGCCTGTAATCCAATCGATAACAACAGAACGTAAAAGATCGAGCTATACAGCGACAATCGAGCCATCAGGGGACGGGTGCGACGTACATATTCATCAACTGCGTTATCACCGTTCCTGATAGTTTCTTGCGTCTCATGATGTTCAGCCTGGCCATCTGCCAACACCATTTTTTGCCGATCAAGTTCAATTTGTTGCAATTGCACTTTCAACGCTTCTAACTGAACAAATTGTTCAGGGGGCAGATTCGCTAGTTTCTGTTCCAATATGCGTTGCCTGTCTTCGGGGTTCACCGCCTGGTTAATGCTCTCAACAATACCGGCGACACCATCGGCGGTACTCGCCGTACCGCCACCGAACCAACCACCCACCGTGCGTAAAAAGGTGGGGCCAGCTTTGAGCAATACACTGGCAACGGCCGAAAGTGTTATCGGATCCATAACGCTCCCCAATATTTAATGGTCTTGCGAAATAGTGGGAAAGCAATAAGACCTAATACCGCAATAGGCAGACTTACCCAACCAATGAAATGCCAACCAACCCATACTGCAATCCAGAGGCAGACACCGCTGATAGTGCCAATCCCACAATCAAACAATCTTGTCTGCCATCCGTGTTTAAATGGCAACGAAGAAGTGAACTCAGCGAAAATCACCAATCCAGAGATAAAGGCACCACACCACACAGCCACGACATACCAACCCTCAAAGCGTGTAGAGACCAACGGAATAAAAATAACGACGACAGAAAGCAGCAACATGAAATAGTTAGATTTGAAAAAGCTAAGCAGTTTTACCATGGTGTTTTTCCTTGTAACGTTGGCATTGCCAGGCAATATCAGTAGGGGCGACTGAATCCCATCCCCGCATATAAAAAGCGGCATGAGTTCCATCGCATCCGGTGTAATCAACTGGCTCAGGCTTGGGGCCATTTGCCAGCCTAAATAACACTTCTTTTTTGAGCCGGTCACGGCGACCAGCACGACAACTGTCATCCCAGCCTTTACCCATGATTAGCTTCGGGTTACTGAATGAGAGCCGCCCACAACTTCCCAACAAGCGTTAGCAACCGCATCCAAACGATTGAACCAACCGTTCAGATATTTAGCCTGGGAAGAATTGGATTTAATGATGTCGGCGTAATAGCGGCTGCGACGCAGGAGGTAGCGAGTTAACAGCCACTCAGGGTCAGCGCTGATAACCGCTGCGGTGGTTTTAGGGCCAACAATGCCATCAGCCACAACCCCCGCCGCTTCTTGTAGCAGACAAAGGGCTTTTTTGACGCCATGCTGCACCGCGGAATCAAAGACCAGCAGGGAAATGCCATCTGGCCAATTAGGGCAGTAGGAGGGATACCAGTAGTCGCGGTAATAAATTTGCGTGGCCTGGTCTAACGTGAGGTCTTTGATTCGCGTGTCGGGTTTGCTATCACCATCAACATCGGTCATGCCATCAGCCAAACCGTCACGTTTATCAGAGATCCCCCAATGGGTTTCTCCACCTTTGTCCGTAGGGTCATTGACATAGCCCCCTTCGGAGCCAAGAACAAAAGCGATAGCATGAAGTAATGCAGGGGAGGAAATAACAGCGTTCATTTGCACCTCTGGAACATGGAAACCGGTTAATCCGGTATTTGTTCCAGTGTGCTACGGGCATAAAAAAAGCCGGATTAACCGGCTTCATTGTATTTTTATGGTTTTAATTCCAGGTAACAAACCCTTCAACCATACAGGCTAATGCAGGGACATTACCGATAGACAAATATTGTGTGGTGAAGTTATAGCCATCAACAAGGTCGGAGCCTTCGTTGAGATTAAGCGCTGACTGTTGAATTAGTCCTTTAATTTTGTTTGAAGCATCTACAGTAACATTTTGCATAGCGACTTCTGCTAACTTCAAACAAACGTCAACAACATGCTGTGCTTCAGCGTCCGTATTTTTCTCTGAAATAAGACTGAATACAGTAACTGAATCATCAGCGATAGAGTAGACGTCGCTACCAACCCGCGCACTTTTTATTGCTGTGCTATCCGGGGCTTCAGCATTTTTCCACTTATCGGCCTTAACCAATCCTAATGACTCAAAGCGTTTAATTAGTGTATTTTCATCCGGTAAGTGTGTGTCAGCAATAGCAAGACTCATACTGAATGATAACGCTAATAAAAGACCGATCAGCTTAGTCACAAACATGTCCATTGCTCCTTAAAATAGTTCCGGTTGTCTTTTCTTGCTTTCTAACTTTCTCATCCGTCTGATAGCTTTATACACCGTTTTATAAGTCACATGATAGCGCTCAACCAGTTCATTAATATTATGTCCATCAAAATCACGCCAAATACGCATATCACGTACCAAATCCTCTAACACCTGACCGCGCGGAAAATAGACCTGACTGCCGCCAATCTGCTTGCTGATGGCTACTACCAGTTCCAATGAATGCTTACCGTTACCGCCCAACCGTTCCAACTCACAGCGCAACAGTTCATTTATCTGCTTCAATAACTCAGGGAAACGGCCACGTTCAGAATCTCCCCCTTCCAAATGCTCCAGAATAGAATCATCCTGACTATCGTCGAATAGCTCTAAGTTATCAGCCATTTTGCTCACCTCGATTACGCGCTAACCACTCTTTCCCGCCAGGCATGGTTGATACATCTTGACCAAGCCGGTTCATATGGCTCAAATATTCATCACGCCGACGCTCATGATCGACTACATTGCTAGCCGCGTTTTTTTCACGGGCGGCAATATTGCTGGATTGTGCAAATACCTGTTCAGATGACTGATAGACCGTCTTCAAATAGTTATGATTTGATAACGGTTTTTTATCCCCAAGCGCACGTTTCTCACGAATACGCTCAACAGTTTCACTAAGTGCATGGGCCAGAACGCGACCTGGCGCGTAAAGCTCTAATACTTCGGATGCCAACTTGAGGGCGCGGCTATTGCTCAGGTTGGATTTTTCACGGCGAAATAGACCGATATAAGCAACAAGATGCCGCGCACAGCTACCAGGTAGGTCTGCAATTATTTTCAGTAGCTGACGGCTGGCATCATCTTCACACAACGCCTCAAGATGCCAATCAGTGTGGCAAATAGGGCAACGGCTGAGTTTCATAAGCTGGCCTCATAGGCATTTGCAATAACTGGATAATCACGCGACTCATCACCGGTCATAGGGTTAACAGGCAGAGCTTTACGGCGAGCCACCATTGATTCGAGCATCAGCCGGATATGCCACTGTTTTATGCACTCAAGCACACGGAACGCCAGCCAGCCATCAAGCCAACCCACTTCGGCAACACCTACACCTTTATTGAGCTGCGAGGTCATGCGTCTAACATAGGCGTTCAGTGCCAGTTCATCATCACTACCGACAAATCCATGTAAAAACATGGTATTCCAAACGGCCCGAATTTTAGGTATTTCCGCAGCCCGTGAAAGGCCTTTTGAATTGGGTTTAACCCGAGGTGCTGGCCTCTTAAAACTGCGTTTAAACCCCCGTTGCTGGAACTCGGAATACACATCTTGCAGTTCCTGAAAAGACATCACGGAGCAGCTTGTTTTGCCATTGGCGGCATTGGTCAGTAATACCCGATACGTATCGTCATCAAGTTTTAATTGGCTTTTGGCAATATGAATCAGGCGTATAAGTTGAGGCTTGTTCATAGTCTTTCCTCGATTTAGGCGTAAGCCAGCCCTGACGGGTTTACGCCATATTTAAAATGATTTAATAAAGTTCTAAATTATCCTGCGGGAGTTAATGCCTTAATATTGGCAAACCAAGGCTCAAGACTTATTTCAACAATAACCCCCTGAGTAAAGTCACCCGCTGCTGCAACTGTTCTGACTGCTTTACCACCCCGTAATATTTTATTGGGCTGATAAATAAAACCACTACCAACAAGGTATTTTTTATTAAACTCTTTAGCGTTCATTTAAACCCCCGCAATATCTAAACTAATTTGTATATATTTGCCATTTGGCAAACGTTCATAAATCCGCAAATACTGACTGGTACCACTAATCTGGATTGAATCAGCGATAGCATCCATCGCTTCCAGCCAACGTGGGTCATCAATATCAACCTGCCGTAACCTTAAAACTTCATTGATATCAATACGGCCTTGTTTATTGACGCGAAAAGCATGATCCACCAGAGCTTTGATTTTGTCATCTGCACCATCTGACCACTCAGTTACACAGTCATCAATCAGCTTTTTTGCTGCCTGAATCCGCTCATCGAATACGCGATGGTCGCCCACAGCACGCAATATTTTAAACTGACCATCAAAGCTCGGCAGTGTCACATTGCCCTTGGTGCCACCATATTCCACACCGTACTCTTTGGATGACAGGTCAATGAAGTCTTCTATTTGCTTCATTGATGCAGCTTTGAAAGTTGCCATCGCCACGCGCAACGCCTTAGCCGCTTCAACAATACTTAACACCGTATCATCACGCAGATTATCAATAGGCCGAATTAAATTTTCTGGCACAAGATAGCCTTGACCATTCCGACGATAGCCAGATTGTTCGATTTCTTTATTCATATTGTGCCTCAATGTTTTTTGTTAGCATTGGAATTCGCAAACATACTTTCACCAACCTTTTTCACCACATCTTCGATAATTGACGGCTGGACATTAACAAATTTATTTAAATATTCAGTTGCGAAAACTTTTGCAGCAGGATGATTACTTGAACTTATTTCCTGTTTAATACCTTCGTTCTCTGTAATATAAATATCCGTTTTAATAGTCATTATTTTTATTTTACTCATTTCCTATCTCCAGTAGATGATGCAACCTTGAATCGTTGCGGCTGAGATTGCGTGATAGTTGTGCGCCTTACGTTTAAGGTCAGCATCGGGGGCTTTCACTTCCACGATGGGGCGGGAACGGCTCACATTCACATGTTTAATTTCAACATTTCGCCGTTGCAACCAGCCGAGCGCATTAACCAGTTTGGTTGGATTAATCATATTGAAATGCCCTCTAAATCTTTTACCGCATCACGAATATGCTTTTCACACAGCCTTTCATTGCTACCTGTGGCAAACATAGACGCTAACCGTAAAGTGTGTGAAATAGTCCGTAATGCGCCTGGTTTCTCTGATAGAACCTGAATCAGTTCACGCTCGGCTTTATCAAATAAGCCCCAAGCATCGGCGATGGCATCAACATCAGCCTTTTTAGTTTTTAGGATAGAAACCTTTTTAGCGATACGGCTAAATAAACGAGCAAAGTCCATATTGCGGCTATTACCGCCCGTTAACTTGCTATATACCTGATGGTTACCAACCAATGTCAGCCCAACAGCGGTTTCTTCCTGCAAAATACGCAGTTCTTCTAATACCGGATATTCCAGGTGGTCGGCTTCATCGATAATAATCAAACCGTTTGTGCCACGTAGTTTGCGACGAATAGCACGGCCCAATTGACCGGAACGACGAGGGGCATCACCAATACCAATTTCAAGAGCCAGTTCATATAAACACTCACTGAGGCTGGCACGTGAGGGGGAAACCGTAATCAACCAAACGTTAGGACGGTCTGCAACGAACTGCTGCAAAGAGCGTGTTTTCCCTACACCGGAATTGCCGTAAATCACCGTGATGCATTGTGCGATTTGTGAGTATTGCAGCGCATTCCAAATTTGTTTTACTGTGCGGGTTTCAATGAAATCAGGGGCGGCTGGCATTTCAGTGGTACGGCGTTTACGGTTATCAAGCCAGACGCTTAATTTAGTCGCGATATTATGATTGTCACCCTTATATTCACCTTTCATAAACTGTGAAATAGAGCCGGTTGAAATACCAACTTCACGCGAAACCGCAGCATAAGTGACATCGGAGCTGTCTACGACAGTTCTGATCGCTTCTCGTATATCAGCAATTTTTTCTTGCTGTTGTTCTAAATTAATAACGTTATTCATTATATGTCTCCGTTAAATTTGTTTATTTTGAAAGGCGCTATAAAGCTGCGTTATAGCATTACCAAAGGCTTCTTCTGATTCATCTGCGTCAATATCTTCCTCCACTAATTGCCGCCTCATGGTATTACCATTAGGGCGCAAGATTTCCACCACCCTTGATTCTGGCGGGGCGGGTGGGACGGTCTCAGGCATAAGTTCTGCGGCTTCCAGCGTAGACATTCTTTTTTGTGCTGCTGCCGCTTCTTTAGTTCGTTTAATAAATTGAGTGCGATTTCGTTTATGTTCACGCGCCGCTTGAGTATCACCAAAGCCCACATTTTCAATGCATTGAGCTTCACCAATAAATCTGCCATCCAGCGTGTAACACAGAACGCTGTTATGCAGGTTTTGTGGATCAAAGCGGATAATGACTTTATTCGGTTTCAAACCAATCAGACGCTCACTGTAATAACGGTTACGGCGCTGATTAATTTTCCCACCGGCTTCCATGACAAAGGTGCCGGATTCACTGATTCGAACCGCTTCTGCTGGCAACAACAATAAGCGGCGCTGCTCAGCGGTAGCTTTACGCACTTGACTCTGTTGATAGCTTTCTTCGAATGCTTGATCAAACGACATAACCCCACGGCAAATTTCGGTTTGTCGTTTAGTACGACGATTCCAAAAGGCGATCCCTTCAGCTAATACTTTCAGGAATACGTCAGCTTCTACCGCCCGTGAACCGTAATTATCGGGCTTGTCCATTGGGTTATCACCGGTATGAGCGCCAGACAATAAAGGATGTTTATCGACTGTTTCACCCAAGCCACCATGAGAAAACGCACGTTCTACCGGTTTAGCCTGCCCATGACCACGGCCAAATAAGACGCTAGTCCAATGCAGTTTGATACCCAACAATGGGATGATCCCCATCGGGTCATCTTCTTTAACTTTGAATCGATAACGGTTAGGAACACCACCAGTAAGCCACTTGTTTGCCGCTGCGCGGGTGTTATCAATAGTCAGTTGTTGCGGTATACCGTAGTTTTCTATCAAGTCGGAAAGGGAAAGCCGAATTGAATCAGAGTTCTCACTTACATCTGTGCGCCAGGCTAATATTTTACGGGTACGTATATCCTGCCAAATCCATGTTTTCGGCCGCAGAATTTCACCGTTATGCCAACGAACAAATACGTTATGTTGATATCCATCGCCGTTCACCCATTCCATCGCGGATAAGTCAGCAACAGTACGTTCTTGAGCAGGATATAAACGCATGACAGCATGTTGCCCTTCACGTAAGAGAACGCGCTGTTCAACGGGGATTTCGCGCTCCATCTTGCGGCGCATAGAAGACATACTTGGAATCATCCAACCATGAGAAAGAGCCACTTCTTCCAATCGAGCAAATGCGGTGCGAAAAGCTGGCCGCTCGGGGCGCAGAAAGTCTGCTAAAAAGAAATCCCAGGCTTCCTGATCACAATCCGCTTCTTTCTTTTTTCGTGCCTCAATGCTTTTCCCGTACTGGCCAATCAAAGCCGCCATCCAGTCTTCACGGGCAAATTTACGTGCGGTGTAGTACCAGCGGCGAACTGAAGCTACAGAAGCGCCATGTGTTTCAGCCACAGCATCAAAAGCCGTCACAACATCAATGCCAGTATCAGTCAACGTCGCCACCGCCTGAACAGCTTCGGTTTTCTTCTGCGCAGCATTGCGTTGCTTTTCTGTTGCTATATCCCAATCACGCCACAGCAGTTCACGACAATAGTTATTAATAGGCTCAGATTTCGGTAAGAAAAAAGGTTTGTTATTAATTTCAATCGCACCTCGGGCTTTCAATACCATTGACCTGGCAACCGGCGATAAGCAATTAATATGGTACTCAATCGCTTTTGAACCCTGGCGTTTGCGCATCTGGCTTTCAGTGGCATTCTTTTTCAAACGATTACTTATATTGAAGGGGGCCGTCGGCATATTCGGCAGACCGACGCATTCTTGTGCTGTTAGCCAAATATCCATTTTTTCAATCCGTAATCTGTTGTGGATAACGGCTTGGCCAGATCACCGCTGGCGAAACCTTGATAACATCAGCAACCATCTGCTCATATTTCGGACACTTACGGTCTAACACATTCCGTAAGGTATCTTGGTTCAATCCGGCTTCACGTGACAGTTTGCGTAGATTTGTACCCCGAATTTCTAACTCAGCGCGTATTTTTGCGCGATGCCAATCAAGGCTACCTTGCGCTTGCTCACCCATCATGCGATCCTCACTGGTTTGTATGCAGGCCGATAACACACGCGTATTATCGGTATGCATACAATACTAGGGTATAAAAACACGCCTGTAAAGTTTTAAGCGTGTTTTTATACGCCTCAATATTTTTCTGTTTAAATTGGATGGTGCTAGATATGGCGGGAAGTAACACTGAAAAGCACACTGATAATGATAAAAGTACAGAGCATACTTTTAGTGAGCGTGGAATAACACGCTTTGGTGAAAGGCTTACGCAGGTGATCAATGGGGAGTCATACAAGTCATTTGCGAAAAAATGTGAAATGTCAGACAAAGCAATCAGAGACTATGTTAGTGGCAAGACATATCCAGCCTTAGACCGTATCGCTCATATAGCAAAAGTAGCAGGGTGTTCATTTGAATGGCTGGCGACGGGCATTAACCCTCAAGTATTGGCTGTTGATGCTATCCAAGGCGTTAAATCTATCGATGAATCAGATTGGTCTCAGACGCAAAAAGACCTCTCAAATATTTTAGGTAGACTGACTGAAGATGAACAAGAGAAAATTATTCAGCATATAATAAAGAATGGCACTAACTCATTGATTCCAGAAGAATCAAATCAGCGGGCTATGGCAATTGCAAGTTTGGTGGTATCTCTGTCAGACCAAGACCAGAGAGAGATATTGCACCTCATTGAAACGAAAAAACTTGGCTCATTGTTAGACAATACACTGAAAAGTAACAAAATATAAACTAACCCAATAATTATAAATACCATGGGTTAGTTTATTTTATTTATGGATGTGTAAGACGTTCTAAGGTTTGCATTTCGATTGGCGTGTTTTTAAACGCGATTTAAAGAGTGTTTATAGCGTTACGTTATTTCTCACAATAAATGGATTTTTTTATAACGAACCAAATTTTTCTCATTTTAGTATTTTGCCTTTACACAATGATTTACTAGAAGCTGCTTCGAACAAACCCAGCACCCACAAGGCCTTGAGCCATATCCGCCAAATCCCGAAAAATTCCGCCAAATCCCTTATTTCTTTTTCATTCTTTCTGGATCAATACAGGAGCCGATATAAACATGGTTGTGCGCGATAAAGATGTCTGTGGTTACTGTAGAGGCGATATTGCTGCAGCCGCAAATGCCGCTGAAGTAAACTCGCTCACTATACATGCTGTCGATAAATATGGTGACCCAGTAAAATACACATGGGAAACAGGAATGAAATCTATCAAGGTGGCTAAATGAATAAAGATATGGTGTTAGGCGGTTATTTCTTTAGCCCTTCTGGTGATAGGGAACAGTTAAAACCTTTAAAGAACCCTTCTGAGGATGACTTACTCCAAGTCCTTGAACTTTTCCGTGATAACGTTGGTGTGTTGGGTATGAAAAATAACGCTTGTGACGATATCGGTCCTGAAGAGTTATCTTTATACACTGAATCTGGACGCTATATGTTGTTGCTAGGTGAAAATGATTGTGATGGTGAATATAACGTCAGGACGTTGCACAACCTAAACTCACCAGGTGGCTTGCAGCTTATGCACGGTGAACCTTATGGAGCATCAACTATAGTTGATGATTTTGATCCGGTGATCACTGCTTTTCGAGAGTATCTAGCTGCTGGTAATGTATCGACAGACCTCCTTTATTAATATTGCTTAAGTCATCAAAATGGCGATCCAACCCAGCGCCATTGCTGGGTTTTTGTGCTTGATCCCGACATCGTAATTACTCCAATAGCGCGTCAAAACTCATGCTTTATTAACGCGTCAAGGATATCCGAATTGGTAGTTTTGAGATTTATTAACGCCAATAAATTGGATGAAAACATCATGCTGCAGATGATTATATTTTTTGAGATAACTTAGATAATTAATTGACAAGCCATATAACCTTATATTTAACAAAGTATTATTTATTAAAATTATGAGGATATAACAACATTCATAAGAAAACCGCATTATTAGACAAGAGATAAAAAACATTGACACCCTCATGAAATATCCGTTGACCAATCAGTTCTGTCTTTAGAGCTACCATGGTTTTTATAACACCGAAACTTTCCCCTACGGCGTGGAGTTCTGTATTCATTCCCTCTTCGGGAAAATTCTCAATTAAGATATCCTCGACACTTTTATTTTGAAATCTCTCGCTCATAAAATATTCATATCAATAGCATTCCCTTCGGCATGTCTGATTCTTAATGATGGCGCTACGTTAAGCCCTCTCATACCGTACACTTTTACCATATTCTGTGTAGCTTTAATGCTTTTCGCAGTGTCCATACTGCCATCGATCTTTTAATGCGCCCATTGGATGCAAACACCCGTTTCAACCCGTACATATTCAGGCTTGGTAAGGTTTTTTTGGTATTTTACAAGACCAATGTATCAAATAAACCCTCTCTGGGGGATTAATGTTGCAAATATAATTACTGCCGCGCAAATCTTATTAATTTAGATATAAAATTATCAATGCTTATTTTAAATGACGGACTTAATAATGAATTCCCTTTAGAAGTATTATTATCTATATACCAATGATAATACTCAACATCATTGAACCATCTATTTTAACATTCTCTGTAATGGGGCCTTTCATATCAGCAACACTGCCAAGTCTCGGCATGACTTCAATATCAGCACTGAATACTTTTCCTAGTGCTTTTGTTGCATTAGCATGGACCCAGCTCAGCCCATTCAGTGGCCCAATGCTTAATGATAAAATAGCCGCAGCGGCTTCTTCCTGTTTACGGAAATATTTTGCAGTACCATCAACCTTTGCATTTGAAAAATAAACGCCGTAATCACCTATTTTTCCGGCGCCATTAACAAAACCTAATCCATAGCGACCTCCGGACGTGCTACTGCCAGCACGGTTATCGCTACCGGTCACGCTAACGTAGGTTTCAGCATCACAAATTACTGACCAGTTTTTGGTTATTGAAGGCAATACGGTAAGTGCCGAAGGTTTAACAGTATGCCCTGCAATTTCACCGACGTTATAGACTCCGCCGTCTGGAGCCATGACAATACAACCAGGGGGGCTCACCTGACCTTTGACTGTTAATTCTGCTGTTGGTGCTTTTGCGTTTGCTGCATTGAAGCCAAAAATCAAATAAGACAGTGCTGTAAGTGCTATCAGTTGCTTTTTCATGTTTATAGTCTGAGGTTATTCTAATTACATTAGAAAATGTCAACACAATTGAGGTTATCAAAGTAACAATTTTATCAAAGTTTGATATTTATCAACATTTTGCCTTGTTGAGGTGATTAAACAATAAACAAAAAGGGGCGTATATCAGAATGGAAGCTGACTTATTGTAAGATATTTCTTATGCGAGATAATTTATTGTTATTTTTACAACAATAAATACGGCTCTGTTGCAGTAATCCGTCGTCAGGCAATATGTTATTTTTTACGATGTTTTCTGCATATACCACTGAAAATACAGCACTGTTCATTGATATGGTCGCGCAATGTATTTGGCTTGAACCTACACAATTTGGAGGAGATGATGGCAGAGTACGGTATTATCATTGACCATTCCCCGCTTTACCATTGAGTCACGGAGTGCCCCTGCGTCCATAGCCATTTACGTTCAAAATATAGATTGACTCTTTTCACTGTCTGGCGCACCAGTTAGCTTTTCATGGCCATCAACCTGTCGATATGTTCACATTTCTGGCGGTAATACATAGATAAAGAACGTTGCATTAGATTAGTTAGGCGTCATTTTGCAAACGATGAAGCCGCTAAGTACTTCTTTCAAAATTTCATGAGATCAGAAGTTTAGCCGGACGATTGTATGAAAAGGAAAAAGGTAAGGAATTTGCGATGAAACTACTGGGGCATAAATCGGAGAAGATGACGAACAAGTATCTTGATACGAGGGGTAAAGAATACGTAATGCTATAAAAGACCGAATATCAGATTTCGATAAAATTTCGATAAATTTCGATAAATTTCGATAAATTTCGATAAACCACAAAATTCACCTTTAAAATCAATGAGTTAAAAAGAGACCGAATACGATTCCTAAAGGTGAGAATTCTTAAATTTATCTATATAAAACAATAAGATAATCAGAGTTATGACCTTTAGTACACGTTTAACGCCGCCTTTAAAACATCAACATGATCATATACTTATCAGCTATTTCGAAAATTCTCGGGAAAAGTTCGGCTACTAAAATGAGGGGAAAAGGACATCGACACTATTTATAGTCTGCCTAATACTGGCCGCCGTAATGATTACCATCCACCCCGCTCTCTGCATTCCTTTTGTTATCGCTGCTTACCTGTTGGCTGGTAAGAGCAATATGCACATAGACAGTAATACCAGCATCATCTTAGGTATCATCGGATTTATTTTGTTATTGGTCCTGTTCGTTATTGTTAATGACGCTCTGAAATAACTATTGATATTGTAACGCGGATTAATCGCTACTCAATTTGACAGTCAACTAAGAGCTGACGTAGTGACTACTATTCTGGACTGGCATGTTGCAATCGAACTGTTCAACACTGGAATTGAAGGATTGTGTATTTATCATCAGCATCATCTATCCTGACAAAACTTTGCACTTTAGATGTGCAAGCATATGCATGGTTAAGCGCACTTGGTTCAGGATATGGCACAGAGTAGCAAGCATGATGCATCCAAAGGCAGTAAGGAGCGAGAAACGCACATTGCTATTTAATATCAACCACACAGTTCTAAAATGATTATCAAGGAGCATTGCCTTAACCAGATAAGAGCGGCACATACCTTCGCCCTTATCCAGACATAATCACTGGTTT